GTTCCAGCCCCGTCAGAAGTAAGATCAACAGGGATGGCATCTACCGCCAAGTCAATAGTTCCGTCAGAGTCTTCATACGTTGCAGAAATACGAGTCTCTGTGTTGCCAGTAAACATACCACCCACAATGTCTTGAACCTCCTCAGTGCTAAGCTGAGTGTTCGTATCGGTAGAAGCTATGGTAACCGTGTCGCTTGAAGCGTTGGTTGTTACAGTGACATTAGACCCCCCAGCAATAGTTAGGGTGTCGCTTGTGCTATCTGCAACCACATTGTCTTGCCCAGCTACGGCTACTGTAGTGAAAGCATTAGGGGAAGTTCCGTCGGAGCCAGCTGGTCCAGTAGCCCCAGTAGCACCCGTATCGCCAGTGTCACCCTTGTCACCCTTAACGCCCTTGCCAAGAACTGTTGTTGTGCTTGACGTACTGGCCGTTATGGTTATAGTGTTTGATGCAGACGAATTTACAGTTATAGACATTATGAATCAGGATTTGAAATATCGTCATTCACAATAAAGTTGCCCTCTAGAATAGTGGTTGAAACGTCATTCACTGTTTGTTGAATGTCGTATACGTATCTGCCAGCAGCAATCCTAGACATGATTGTGTCAGAAGCAGAAAAGGTTGCGTTTCCGCTGTCATCTATAGTGACAGTAAAATTGTTGGACCCCTCTCTGGTTATGGCTGACTTGCCTTTTGAAGAAGTACCAAGGATAAGGGGTCTTGCTTTACTAGCCCCAGACTTTCTACCTCTAACCTGCATCAAAAACTCATAGCTAGAGGTGCTAAGAGTTAGGGCTGTGCCTGAGGAGTCCTTCAACAACAAAGCAAGATTAAAAGTATCACCCTTTTTGCAGGTAATATCCAGCTTCTCAGATACATCTAAGTTTAGTTTACTTGCCATTGTTACAGCATTTCAGTTATGTTAGGTTCACGATTGAGCTCCTCCAGCTCTCCTCTTTCGCCTTTTCTTTGTGAGATAAGCTTAGATTGCTTTGATGCCTGCTTGTCAACTCTTTCGTCTTTTCTATCCTCTTTAAGAACCTCTATTTTTTCTTTAAATTCTTGATCATCGGTCTTGAATCCAAGAGTGGCCTGAGCTCTAATTATTTCTATTTCTTTTCTAAACTCGTGCTTAACGCCCTCCAGCTGTGCCTCTAGCTGGTTTTTCATTTGCATCTCTTGAGCCTTGAGTTGTGACTCCATTTGCATTTCTTGCTGTCTAGCTTGGCTAGCAGACATGGCGGCTTGCTGAGCTTGTTGAGATTGCATCTGAGAGTTCTGCATAGCAATGTCTTGCTGCTGCTTCATTCTTTTCTTTCTCCTTACAATCAACAAGCGCTCGGCTTGATTTACATCCTTGAGGCCTCTAATAGAAATAGCGTCTTCAAGGTCTATTTCTTTTTGAGCCAATGCAATCTGAATGTTTTGCTCCAGGTACTGCTTCTCTTCGTCCTCCATCTCTTTGTGAACCTGAACACCAAAGTTATACATGGGAAGATCACTAAAAGAAGAAAGGACTTTCATGTTGGTCTCTCCAATAGCATTTTGATAGACCTTCATTAAAACAGAATCCTCTGGTATAATCTGTATGCACTTGACAATGTCTTCGCAAACTTTTTTGAAAAGCATCATTGCCGAGTTTGTAATATCATAGATGGCATTGTTGCCAGCAGATATTGCCTGCTGCCTAACCCCCACCAGAGCATCACCTTTGGGTGAGCTGGCATCCATGGCTTCATTGATGCCTGTCGTGTCCCTAATGAGTCTTAAGTAGTGGTTGTACAGCCCGATAAGCTCATTGATATTTCTAATGCTGTTTCCAAGCTCTCTGACTGGAGGGTTTTGAAATCCACCCTCTGGGTTTTTACTTCTGTAGTAAAAGACCCCAGTCTGCTCATAAATGTCATGAAGCTCTAGTGGTTGAAGCTCTCCCCCCTTACCAAGCTGCACATTCTCCAAGCCCTCAATGTCAATGATAAGTCCATCAGGCTTAGCCTTAGCAATAGCTTGCTGAAGCTTAAGATGAGTAATCTGCAGCATATCTGCAAAGCCAACACAGCTATCAACCATAGACTTTGGCATGTTGTCCATCAAGTTGGTGGCAACAGGAGAGTATGAAAGCTTACACCGCGACAAGTCGTGGACGTTTTTGGGGACGTTCGCACTCTTGCCATAGTTGACTATGTGGTTTGTGCCTAAGACATAGGTGCCTCCGTAAAGCATCTGCATCTCCATCTTATGTGGTATGCGCTCGTAAACAGACCCCTGACGCTCTTTAAACTGAAAGCCCTCATAGTAAAACCCTACGTTTCCGTGGCGGTTTTGCTTTTCTTGAAAGTGCATGCAGTCTACAGAAATAAACTCGAAGTCCAAGACCTGAACCATGTACTGGCTGTAATCATTCTTTGAGTTGTAGCTTCTATAGTCGTTATAGGGGGAGTATTTGTCTGATCTTTTTGAAGCAACCTTCAAGATTTTTTTCAAATCATCATCAGAAAGCTCGTTGCCAGCAAGTCTCTTTAACTCACTAACTGTCATCTCTTTAATATGGCCTGCATAAACAATGTCTTCAAAAAAGGGATCCTCTGTATATCCGTGAATAAACATTGCAGGATCGACATACTCGGTGCTTATCCCATAGTTAGGATCATTGTTTCTTTTAACAACAGCCATACCGAGCGCAGCCAGATCATTAACACAACGCCTGTATGTGCCGTCATTAAAGTTGTTCCATGACAGGGTCATATTTGTTGCGACCTGTGCCGCAACTTCAGCGTCAGTTTTTATGTTTGTGTCCAAGAAGATGTCCGCCTCTTCTAATGAATCTGGCAGCTGATCTGGATCTACATCTAAAACCAACCCCCCAGTTTGCTGCTTTAAGTTTTGAAGATCTTTTTTTAAAGCTACTTGAGTTCTTAGTCTTTGCTTTTGTTTGTTCTTCTCAGAAGAAGAGAGTGGATCAACAGCCTCAAGGTTGGGGTATGGATTGCGAGAAAGAATCTTATTGACTACAATACGCACAAATTTTGGCAGAATAGGAACTGGAGTGTAATCCAAGTTCAACAAACTACCCTCTCCATCATTTGGATTCAAAGAAGTCAAAAGCTTCTTATATATGGTAGTATCCTGAGTACCGTTGGCGTAGTGCCTATTTCTTTTAAATATCTCGTTTCTGCTACCATACAAAGAACTCTTGTCGGTCATTTTGCCCCACTGCCCCTCAATGGCTTTTGCATATTGCAGCCCGTAGCTCTTGTCTTGTTTCTCTACAGAACTAGCAAGAGGATCTGGGAAACCAGACTTAGAGTTCTCTTTATTGTACATTTACAGCTGATTTAGTGCAAATATAACAAATCATCCGCGTACCTCATATCTGCGGAAAAAACGCCTTTCATCAAACTTAGATTCTTTCTTTTTTACCCTTGCTTTTTGTGAGGCAAGAAGACACAATCCAGAACTAATGGTAAGGTCAAACTTAGTTCGATCGTTGATTTTAAATCCAATCCAATCTTCTAGAGTTCTGTTGAAATACATCTTGCCGTAGTCACCAGTTTCTCTGTTAACTCCAACGTTGTTGTGTATATATTCCTCAATGGCGTGAGCATGAGCTTGTATGACGTCTTGAGAGTTTGAAGGTATGCCTTTGGTTTTTACATTCACCTTAGCATTTGCGCTCATCAAGTGGCGAGGCCTATCCATTAAGTACCCATCGTAACCTCTTGACTCAAAGTGTCTTGCAATGCCGTACTTATTGTTTTCAATTAAGAGTGGGTAACCGTAGAAAACGGCAGCCATCAAGCAGTCTTCATAAAATATTTTAGCCAAAGGCGGACGGGACGCATACTCCAATACAAACATGTTCGCAGGGTGTTGCATGTGAAACTTGTTGTAAAGGTGTAGTGCCCCCTTAGACCCCCGTCCATCGACGGTGGCGTCAAGGTCGTAAGAGTCAACCCCGCCTACCCCCAGCTCTGCATTAGGTGCAATGCGTTTGTTTCTTTCAAACTTCTTTTGATTTCTCAGCTCTACTGGAGGCATCCATGCTATTCTAAACCTGCCGTTGGCATCAGGCTTAAATACAACCTCGGTGTCCTGAACCCCTCCTTTCCAAACAAAGTTGCCTCTTACGATTGGGTTTGGAAACAGTTCATCATTGTACTGAATCTGCTCATAGATGTGTCCTACATTAAATAGACTACCATCAATGCTATCTCTAAAGGCTTCATCCTCTGTGAACGGGAACTGCCTAATAACCTCGTTGAGCTCAGAGGCATCATTCTTGAGGTTTTCTCTTTCATTCTTAAGGTAAGTCCTTGCCCCAAAGACAATATCCTCCCCGTCAAGGCCAGCAACAACTTCCTCTGGATCAGATTGAATGGCTCTCCCGTGCTTGTCAAAAAAACCCTCTAGAGAGTCGTAGGCAGGTATAAACAGCCTGTACAGGCCACTCCTGGTCCTCCCGTTTTTGTTTCTTTCGTTGGGATCTGAATCTCTCCAAAGATCTTTGTACTCCTTGCCACCTTTGTCCATGGGGTTTACTGTACTCCCCACCATGGCCTTCCCTATAATCTTCCTACCAACAATCAAGCAGGTTCTTTGTATCCTCCAGGCATCTCTGATGTCCGTAGGTTTCTCCCACTTGCCAGCCTCATCTAGATACAACAGATGAAGCTTTTCACCGTCGTATGCGTTGTTGGTGGTGTTCTTCCAGTTTATGACCGTATTAAGAGCCTCGCCCTTCTGCGTAGTCTTATTGTTCTTCGTGATTCTCTTAGACGGCTCGCGAAAAGCCAGCTCCATGCGCGGATTGGTCGTTCCATCCTGAATAGGTTTAAAGAAAAAGGGGTAGTGCCTGAACATCTGCACGACCTTCTTCATGAATATATTCTCCTGGGCGTCCTTACCAGTCTTTGACTGTATCCCCAGGAGCTTGTCTTTGACTTGTGTGGCTTCGTCGAGAAGAACAGACGAGCAGATATTCGTGTATCCGCTACGCCTGCACTTGGTGTACAGCTGCCCTATGCAGCGTGGGTCCGCCTCACACGCACACAAATGTAAGAAAATTTCTCTTTGAAAGTCTAAATAGTCTGGATACCCGATGTCCATTCGGGTCCACTGGAGCATCATGTAGTGCCTGCCCGTAATATATGTAGGCTCACCTGCATTGAAAAACCAAAAGCCTTCACGCCTGCGGCGAAACTCCTCTTCGATATACGGAGAAAACTTTTGTCGAAACTCCCTGGGCGTCTCGAACCACTCATCCATAGACTTAATCCTAGACAACTCCTGAGGCATAGAAAGCCTTTCCCACAGCTGCAGGTCGTTTGGCTTTTCATGTCCAAAAATTTCTTCTTCGGGAGGCTGAGCGGGAAGTGCAATGAGTAGGCCACCGAGTTCAAGAACTTCACCCTTCGTACCGTTGGGGCAAATTGCGACAACGTCCTGAACATCAGTAGACTTGTCCATACCTGTTGCTTCTAAAGCTAGGAGCGCCAGACTTTGGATTCTTTAGATCCATGTACTTGCCGCATGGACACTTGATGTCGTGATAAGCTCCTTCGTTGCCAAACTTGATAGAAACGCCGCTTTTAGAGTCTTCGTGCTTTTCTTCACACTTGCAAATGTATTCAGCCATAATTAACGTCCTTGTGAAGCGTAAGGCTTCTTGTA